CCGGCTTGAATTTATCGGGAGGGATGTAGCCGAGCGGGATTCCAGACAAGGCCGAAAGTCGCGCTTGTTCTTCCAGTACCGACGCCGGGTAAATCATGGGGCGCTTCGCCGAGGTCGCTACGGCAATCTGCGGCTGTATCTTCCGTGCGTTGTGAAACGCCTGCAGCTTGTCGCGATGAATGAAATAGATCGCCTTACCGGCCAGCTCTTCTTCCTTGCGCATCTTCAGCGCCACGCAAATCTTGTTCTGAATCGGCGTGATGCAGTCGGAGTCTTTCAGGGCGCCGCGCTCATAAGCGCCGATCTTGTTGAGACAAATGCAGTAGCTTGGACGATGCCCCGCCGACTCGCAATCGCTCACGTAGTAGGCATTGATACCGCCTGCGCTTAGATTGATCGGGTAGATTTCGTCATCCTTGAATTGTTCGGTCATGCCGTTCTCCTTGTTCACCATGACGCCCATTCTTCACCGCGAACAGGCTCGGGTTTTGGTTCTGCTTTCTTGCCAAGCATCTCTTCGCATTCATCGAAGATGGCGTAATCAAAGCTGTCGCCGACAATCTTGATGCTCAACTTGTTGAGCAATTCAGCGGCATCGACGGTCGAGTAATGACTTCGAATCGCATGCTGAAGGCTCGACTCCGTGTAGCTCCCGTCAGCCAGCGGAGAAGACAATGGTGTCGGCTGGATGTTGTAGCCGCGCTTTGTTTTTGCGACGATGAATTTCGAGCTTTCCGACCTGGCGCAAGCACGGGTTCCGAACGCTGTACTGATAACTGTGCCGCCTCTTTCGGCGTTCTTCACCGGGCCGTAGCGACGAACGCTAATGGAACTCCCCTCGTCCGACGTGATCGTTGCGACCTCGTAGAATTTGGTGCCTTCCTGGTGCGGCATGAAGGTTACTTCAACCTTGTATTTACCTGCCATCTGAGTCTCCTTGCAGCACTCGCTGCGCTATCATTTGCGACAGAACCAATTTTACTGATTATAGACAGGATATACTCAGCGGTGACTCATTTTCCAAGACAATTTCATAGTCACGGCGGTTAGTTTGTCGATGGGCTGTGCCTTGTAGAAGGCGTCTCGCACGGCATCCGGCGTTGTTTCGTTTGGATCGCAGCCTTCCGGCAAAATGGCGACCCGTGTCTTGAATCCGTGACCACGCAGAAGTAGCGCCGTGTTAATCGCGTCGTCGATGGCCTTGGGTTCCGCATCCCACATCATCGTGATCATCTCCAGCCCTCCCCGCTTCAGCTCCAGCAGACGGGCGAGCTGACTGTCGGCGTCGCCGTGCGAAAGGTGCTTGCCAAAGGTGCCGCCCACACCGATATCGCGCAGACCGGGGTCTTCATCCAGCGCAACCTTGGTGGCGATCACATCGAAGACGCCTTCATTGAGGACGATGTGCTTGCAGCCGCCAATGTTGTGGCCGTTGTAGATATGACTGCCGGTTGAAGCGAAGCCTGGCGGGAACAGGTACTTGCGCTCGGCCTCGCCGGTGATGTCGCGCCCCTGGAAGCTCACCATGTCGCCAAGCAGATCGAAGATCGGGATGATGACGCGGTTGTCGTAGGACTGATACCGCGCTTCGCCCTCGTCGTCGTGGTAGCGAAAGCCGCCTTTGTGACAGAAGCGCAGGTTGAAATACTGCGCCATCTCGCCGGTGATACCGCGCCGCGTCAAATAAGCCAGATTCCTGCCCTCGTAGGGCAACGCAATCGACGCTGGCAGCGTTAGCGTGTCCGTATTGACCGCTACTGAACGAATGCGACGCGGACGCCAGCCTTGCCCCTTAGCGAAGGTTTTGATGTGATCCACGACTTCGCGGTTGGTCAGGCTGCCGAGCGAAGCCTGAATGAACTTCCACTTGGAGAACTTGACCTCGCAGTCACCGGAGAAGCAGTTGCCTAATCCGGTATCGGCATTGAGATACACCTTCCATTTTGCGTTGCCGCAGCATGGGCACTCACGAAGATTTAGCTGTTGGCCTGAAGCTCCTCTGGTCCGCTTGTAGCGAATGCCCTGATCGTCGAGCCATTGCTCCATGTCGATCTGCTCCAGGGCTTCGTTCAGATCGTTGTTCATTCGACCCGAACCACGGATTCAATGAATTTCATTTTCGCGATATCCTGCTTGATGAAAATCGTAAAGCCGGACTCCTGATTGCGCGATGCGGCGAAGAAAAGCCTGGCCTCGCCCTTGGCGCGTTCCTCGTCGGTGATGTTGATCGAGATGATGATGTCGCAGGTACGGACCTTGTTGAAGTCTTCCGCGACGTGTTCTGCTTTGGCGACGACCGACTTGAAGCCCTCGCGGTTCGTCTGCGTGGCGGTCAGCACAGCCAGATCATACTCAACGGCGATGCCGCGCAGATCGATGAAGACGGACTTCGAATTCTCGATGCTCTCATTGACCCGATGCTCTGGGGCCATGATGTCGCCGTAATCGACAACTAGCATGTCAAACAGCAAGCCTTGCGCCTTGTACTTGTCGAGCATCGAGCGCAGCATCGACGGTTTGCAGGAACCGGTGGGAAACTCGCGAACCTTGAACTTCCCTGCCTTCGCACCCGCTGCAATTATCTTGTCGCGAACTGAGTTTGGCGTCACCAGCAGATCACGCATGTTGGTCTCGGAGATACAGGCATCAAGACGCTCGGCGATGATGTCTTTGGAGACTTCCAGCGTGACGTAAAGAACGTTGTGACCAGCGAAGGCTGCCGCCTTGCCCATGTTGATCAGCATGGTGGTCTTACCTGACTTGGCGCCACCCATGACCACCGACAGTTCTTTTCTGCCCCAGCCTTGGTGATACAGACGGTTGTCGAAAGCGGCGACGCCGGTGGTGATGCCGGTGAGCGGTCTCTTGCCGGCTGCCGCATCATGGCGATTCTCAGTGCGGACTTCGACAGAATCGAAGTAGTCGTAGTCTTCGCCCTCTTCGCTGACGCCGACAGCGACCGCTTCCTTGATGCGCTTTTCGATCTCGTCCATCTTTCCCTTGTGGATCAGATCCACAGAGCCGAAGATGGCTTGCTGCACCGCCTGGTGGCGAGCAAAGGTCGCGACCCGATCCACAATGTAGTCGCCGCCGCTGATGTCAAAGCGAAGCAGCGAGGCAAGCGTGGCCTTCGCTTCGTCTTTGCCGTTCGGGAACATCTTCTTGGCTTCAGCTTCCCGAAACAGCTCCTTGACGACCAGAACGCTCGACGGCGCCGAACTGTACTTTTGGTAATAGTCCTGCGACATCTTGACGAGCGCGGCCTCGTTGATGTTTTCGAACTGCAGCGGACTGATCAGGTGTCCTACACGACGCACAAAAGAGGTATCACGCAAGACCAGTGCCGCGATCTTGGTCTGAAAGCCGGCATCGAACTCTTCGCCAAAACACACTGGTTCGGCGGGAGTTTCGATTTCTTCTGGCGCTACGACTACTTTTGGGCCAGCGAATGCGCCGGCGATCATCCCTACAACAGCACGCTCTGCCGTAGCCAGTGCCTCTGACATGACTTAATCCCTCACTGGCGGCGGGGTCAGGGGAACAAACTGGCGAATCGAGTGTTTGAAGATGACGCGATCTTCGGTGCCGCCGCTGATATTGATGATGACGCGCAGGCTGATCGTGAATTTGTCAGAGTGACGAATGGTGCCGGTCGCCGGATCGGCGCCGTCGAGAAAGTCGATGCGAACAATCGACTGGTTTGTTTCAAGCGCCTTCAGGAACGCTTCGTGACCCGTCGGCACGTCGCGCTTCTTCGGCTTGGTGATGGTCGGGCGTGGTCGGCTGACCGTCTCGTCCGACATTCTTCGGCCCTCTTTCGCCTGCTCGTGGCGAATATTCTCGTTCTCGTTCATTTTGTTCTCCTGTTGAGGGTTTCTGGTGTGGTTCGAGTATAGCTCAGTTCTGACTGACTCTTACCGGAGCAATGGTGCCCTCTTCAGCGATCCGCTGGGCCTCGCTAACCGCGTCATCTCCAAAGCGCCCGATTGCCGCTTCGATGCGCAGCGCGTCATATACGTAAAGTGACGAACACAGCGCGAATTTTGGAACGCCGCGACGCCCGATCATGTCGAGCAGCCAGATTTCGTAGGCAAGCTGATCTGGATGCCCATAGAAGTTCGACGCGCAGTAGATGGCGTCCTTGCAGTACCGGATGCTGGAATCACATTCGTTGTGCCAGGCGTTCAGCGTATCGAGCAGCGCCTCGCTGTTCGTCATGATGTGACCGAGGCGCGGTGGGCGATCAAAGCCTCGATCTACCCACCACTGCATCGCGTGGCGAAGAAAGAAGTCATAGGGCATGCCGTGACCATCGATGTACTGCCGCAACCGCCAGAGTGCCTTGTGTTCGCGGTTGTCCATGAAGTCGTCTTCCCTGATCCCCTTCACGTAGGGGGCCTTGCGCTCGTCGTAGCACTGCCGGATGACGTTGCGGTAGGCTTCGCGGTAAGCGTGGGCGCACAGGTAAGCGGCTTGCATCGGGTGAAGACGGCGGTAGTCGAACCACTTGACCGTCTGAAGCCGAGACTCTTCAGTCAGGAGCTTCTTTGGGATCGCCGCGAGGGTTCTGCCTTCCAGGTCGTCAAGACTGATGTCGCTCCCGAAAAACTCTCCAAACATAGCGACCACATCCGGCGCTTGTATCTTCAGATTCATCCTTAACCGCCTCTAATAACTTATTGTTTCTGCTTGTATTATATTCATTAAATACTAAGCCCGAAGCGGCAGTGAATCGCACACTTCGGGCCTGTGAATTACACGGCGCGGAGCAGCTCTACCTTCTTCATCATTCCGTCCAGACCGTATTTATTTAGATGATGGCGCAACGTGTTTTTATGAACGCCGACCAGACTGACAATCTCGGTCAGGGTCAGTTGCTTTCCATCCAATTCATACCTCGGACGGAATGAATCGTCGTACTTAACAGGGTTGTCGCGGCGGCGACATAGCCACCCATTGTCGCCCCTGCGTTCTCCCCGTGCTGCCGCCGACATATGCCCCTGGTTCAGTGAATGATCTCGGCAAAATTTTGAAAGGTTGCGCACTTCATGCTCGCTGCCATCTGGGCCAGTAACAACATACCAAGTGGTCGCAAGCGCATCGGCAATCTTGGCGCCATAGTTGGGATCTTCGTTTCTTGCCTCTAGCAAATTTCGAATACTGTTTGGATGAGGCGTGAGCAGTTTGTGCGTCGCGCTCATTTTTTGTTTTGTTTCTTCTGCATGCTTGGCGCCTTTCATTGTGAAGCCCTGCTGCTTCACAATACGCGAACGCTCCTCTGGCGTTCTTTGTTCCCACACTAATTTTTGAGCCTCGCTCATTCTTTCCAGTGCTTCTTCTGAATGCTTAAAATTGGCGGCAGAGTACGCCTTTCGTAAAATGTTAAAAAATGGTCTTGTTTCATCTATCCAAAATTGCTCTCGCGCTTCCAACTGCCCGCGTTCGCAAACCTCTAATATATCGAATCGAAAATCATCTTCGCCGTACTTATCCCAAGAGCGTTGAAGTTTGCTGTTGTGGTGGCGACTGTTTTTAAGATCCCAAACATGGCGCAGCCAACGTCTATCCAACCGAACAGCACTACCTACGTAGTGTCGTCCGGTGGAGAGCTGAAGAACCGAATAAACGCCAGATTGCATGGTTACTCTATTTTACGGTCATAACTTTCAAGTATCTCCTGCACCAGCCCCGATCTGACAACATCGGCACGGGTGAATTCGATGCTCTTGATGCTCGGGATGAAAGCAAGACGCTTCACGGCATCCTCTAAACCACAGACACCCCGGATGTCGGTCTGCGCGATGTCGCCATTCACGACGACCTTGCAGTCATGGCCGATGCGGGTGAGGAACATCTTCATTTGGTTCGGCGTGGTGTTCTGGGCTTCGTCGAGTATGACAAAGCTCTCTTTGAAGGTGCGGCCCCGCATGTAAGCGAGCGGCGCGGCTTCGATGCGTCCGGTCTTGATCAGGTACTCGGTCTTGGCCTTACCGAAGCGTTCGATCAAGACCTCTTTGAAGGGGGCCAGGTAAGGATCGAACTTCTCGTTCATGTCGCCAGGCAGAAAGCCAAGGTTCTCGCCAGCTTCGACTGCCGGACGGGTGATGATTATCTTCTGGGTCTGCTTCTTGTCCAGGGCTTCGGCAGCCATTGCGGCGGCGATCCAGGTCTTGCCGGTGCCGGCTGGCCCGGTGGCGAAGGTGAGCGTGAAGGTGTTGATGGCGTTGATGTAGCGCCGCTGGTTCTCGGTGAGGCCCTCGATGGGACTGCGGTCGATCTTCTCGCGGATGGGCTGACCTTCCCGCTCCACTAAACTGTTCAGCAGGCGGTCGTGAGTCTCATTGCCGCGCCACTCGGCTCTCTGTTTCTGCTGCGTCTTGGGTTTGGACATAAAGCCGTTCTCAGTGATTGGTCGTGCCTAACATTGTAGTCACTGCTGACTTAGCAAACAATAAGGAACGCAAAAGAAAACCGCCCGAAGGCGGTCTTGTTATTCGACGTTTCGAATAGTGAATTGTATTTACGAGATAACCGTATTGACACCAGCCGCGCCAGTGCCAAGCGCAACCCATCCTGCCGGCGATCTAACGGCTGGCCCAAGATTTACTGCACCTGCTCTTGTGCTTTGCAGGTACTGCCCTGCGGCAGTGGCAAGCGTGACTGCAGCAACACCCGTGATCACGTCATACGGCAAGTCCCAGCCGAACAGACTCAGCGCCAGCGTTCCAGACCCTACGC